ATTGGTGCAGCGGCTTCCGGTGCCCAACTTTCGCCTTGAGCTTCATAGATCCCCGCTGGGATGTTATGAAAAAACACATAACCATTTGCAAAAAACACCTGCCCTTGTGCAATGCCCGTTTTGCCTACAACCGGTATGTTTCCTTGAACCTGTGCGATATTCTTATCAGCTCTTATGTTTTCTGCTTTTAGATCTGGTAAAGGGATAAATACAAAAGCAGTTCTATTGTCTACGGCATACTTTTTGCCGTCTTCAGGTCTAAGTGCTACCATAAGCCCCCTGCCTAGACCTGGGCTATCTATAAACTTCCCCATCCCGAACTGGTCAGTCCTCTGATGAGCAAGCATAGCATTAAGTAAATCGGAATTAGAAGTAAGTAATGGCATAGTACCCTGCACAACCTCATCATTGCTGTCTGAAGTAATTGTGCTTTTCCCTTCCAGAACATCTGATTTAGCAGCAGTTACGTCACTACTATCTATACCACCTGCACCGCCTGACATTAAAACTTCACTCATGTATTACACCCCCTTTAAGCCAATTATGATGTCAGTAGTTGGTTTTTTTAACACTTTGAAAGCAACTTTGCCGGCTCTGCATTCTGCAACCCCGGACGATATATAACCGAAATTCTTATTATACGCTTTTAATGCCTGCTCACTAATGTTGTAAGGTGCATTTTTCACAAGTATCGGCTTATTTGCTGCAATAATACCAGGTACACTTGCTTCCTGCTCCCAAAATTCACCATTTTGTATCCAGTTGCTTAAAGGCAGCAGGACATTTTTAGTATCCAAAATCATATCTACAAGCGACTTATCAGCCTTAAGCTCTAACTCTGCAATCGTTGCATATATGCCGCTTGGAGTAGTAAATTCAAATCTTACATTAGATGAGTTAGTAAGCTTTATATACATCTCGACCAATATGGATACTGGAGATGTGGTAAAATCCGGAATATAATCCGCATTAATCGCCGTTGCTATTGCAATTAACACCTCTGAACCTGTTCCGACTTTAGCAAATACACCGTATTCAGTCATGTTGTAGCCAACGGTTATATCTTTATTATCAACAGCAGCAGCTATTTTCAGCGTATTGTTGTCAATTCTTTGCACGGATGTCAAAGTAAAGCTGTTTTTCATTTGCTTAAGACTTGTAGCAGTTTCAAGATTTTCACTGCCTGAATAAGTTCCTGAGCCAACCTTTAATGTAGTGAAAGATACTGCTGATTTATCTTGCATAGATTGCAAGACTAAAGCTTTCCCCACAGATGTAACTATCGCACTTCTAAACTGTGCCATCTCTTTATTCCTCCTACTTTATCATCATTCGTATAGCATATGTTCCAAAAGCAGCTATATGTGTTTCAGTTTCAAGCTTCTGACCTGCTATCACTTTATCCAAGCTTGAACTTACGTTCTTTATTTTTGAAATTATTTTATTAAGCAAATTAAAAGTATCAGCGGTTAAGGGTTCAGTCGTTACTATCTGAAAAGTCCCCGGTGTTCCGTTGTTTTCAAACCATTCAATCAACATACCACTACCGAATACATAATCTATCATTTCCTTAACCGCTGACGGAGTCCCCGCTTTTTGATATAACTGAATTGTCTTTTTTACAAGAACCGTTTTTTTATCAGTCGGTAAGTTTTCATCATAATAGGGTGTGTTAAGCTCTGCTGCCCTTGCATCTAAAACATCTTCATGCAAGCCGCTTATATTAAGTATAATCAGTGCAGAATTTAGCTTATTAAATACTCTTTGCATTGCTCTATTGATTGAATAACTAAGTGCCTTAACTTCCTCATCCCTTGCAAGTCCCGCCGGCAATATATCCGTTATCTGTCCGTCATATAACCTAATCATCTTCAAGACCTCCATAGGTGATTGTTTTATCCTTAAGAAAAGCTAAATCAGTATCTGCTACAGTCGAAAAGCTCGGCATCCTGACATCAACCCTTTTAGCTCCTGCATTAAGCATAAGCCTAACAAGTTGAGACGGGTTTATATCTCTGCCAATCTTAGACCCCTGCCAGGCTATATATGTATTAATAGCTTCATTTACAGCTTTTTGTATAGCTGTAGCATTTGTCTTATCTGAAGAATTAATATAATAAGTTAAGTCAATGTTGTAACTTGTCTGCTTAGGAGCTGATACATTTACAAGATCTGTAAGCGGTCGCCTGTCTTCTGCTGATAAATATTCTTTGAGTCCGTTACAAAAGCTTTCATCAGGAAGCACTCCACTTTTCAAAACCACTCTTATATCTACAACTCTTGGACTAGGATTAGTAACTTTTACATCAGCCACCAAACTCGAATATTCTTTTGAAAAATAAATATAAGCTCCTTCAGGTCCTGCAACTGAAAAAGAAGACGTTGACTTATAAATTCGTTCCCTTAAGTCTTCATCTTCTTCTATATCAGTACCGTATGCGGTTGTATTTAAGTTTTTTACTTGAGAAATATAAGCAATAGAGTCAACCAATACATTTATTTCTCCCTCTAAAATTCCGTTTCCGGATTTACCTATTTCAGAACACTCTACATCTACATCTATATAAGTATTCCCTGCTTTAATTTCTGCCACTTTAGTAGTAAGAAAATATCTGTTACCATTAGTGCATCTAGTATTTATAGGAATTGTTATATTTGAAGTTCTTGCAGCAGATAAAATAAATCTAATAACAGTCTTTGCCTTTTCACCCTGCTTTCTCTGTACTCCAAACATTATCCCTATTTCATCCAGATATTCACCATAAGCATACTTCAGCAAATTCATTTTACCCATATGGTCAAGCCATATAAAAGACTGATAAATGTGCAATACTACAGCATTTAGAATAGCCCTGTAAGGACTTGCAGCAGGCAAGGAGTAATTACTTATTCCTGTAAGCTCCATATATTTATCTTGATAATCTTTTATAAGTTTTTCTTTTTCATCATCAAGATTTATCCTTTCTATAAAACTTACATCCGGAATTCTATCAAATACTGACTCCATTTTCTTCCTCCTTCCTCTCTAAATATATAATCGGATATAATTCCGATGCCGTTTCCTTTTCTTCATCAAATATGACTTCAACAACTTCAACATTATTAAAAAAGCGACTGACTTTATCCATGATTTCTTGAGGATATAAAGCCTTTATGATATCCACATTTTCGGATACCAAATCAGGATCTATTCCAAAATCTCTATTAAGTGGACATGTGCCGGCATAGGTGTTGCATAAAAACCTTAAACCCTGTAACAACTCCTCATCTTTTATATCTGTTACAAAATCAACATTCATTAAATTCATAAAACACCTCTTAAGTATATTCCAAAAATGTCAATGTCAAAGTAGCTTCATATATCTGACCTTTTTTATATACTCTTTCCCATTTTTCCGACATTTTAGATATAACAAATTTATTGTTTCCCACTCTTCTACCGCCTATTACAAGATAATTAGCGGTACCTTTGCTGATTGCATTTTCTATCATTTTTATAGTTCTGCCGACATTTATTCCAAGGGCAGCAGTCAAATGTATTTTCATGCTTAATTGTTCAGAGTCTGTGCCTAAAAATTCCTTTACAGGTTTTCCAGATACGGTATCATGACTGACCCATTTGGCTGTTACTGTTCTTGAAAAGTCTTTGAAAGTAAGAACCCTTTTTGCCGATACTCTAAATATTAAGTTCAATCCCCATGTTCCTACTAAAGCCATTTTTTATCCTCCAAGCTGAGATACTTTTCTTTCAAGTTCATTTACTCTATTAAGTAAACTTATCATCTGTTTTATGGACACACTACCTTCAGAAATACTAAAGGCAATATCTCCATTACCTGCTCTTATATAGCAAGTGTCTACTAACTGTTTGCTATATGTCCCTTGTCCCGTAAATTCTGAAACCTGTATATCATTCCATATAGTACCTAATACAATGCCTTCACTTGTTCCATTAGATAAATGAGCCACGACTACCATTTCACCAATGCCGGGCATCCTATATTCACCATTCGCCAAAGTCGGCATTATGGCAGTAACAGCCGCCGTTTTATCTTCATAAAATACCGATATCATACCTTTTATATAATCTATACTTGATACTCTTCCGACTCTTATTATATCAGCCACACTACCTCCTTATTCCGGGATATTTAATACGGTACCTTCCCAAATCCAGTGTCCGTTACTGGATGATGTTTTTCCGTGAGATCTTGCTACTTCTTCTATAAGATCTTTATTAGCGTCATAAATTTTCTTATACAGTTCGCCTTTCCCTCCGTAAAACTTTCGGGCTATATTCCAAAGATTATCATTCTTTTTAACTGTGTAGTTTCCTTTTGCACCTGTGGTACTTTCGGATTTTTTACCTCCGTCCTTATTCTCTTCACCCAGCTTTCCGATTTTTTGAATTATCTTCCTAAGCTCTAAACTGACCTTATAGCCGTTACTGTCTATAGTATGATCTACCTTGTTAACAAAGTATTTCCCATCCACGGTACCGCTAAAATCTACTAGCATAACATTAGAAGTCGCAGCAACAAACAAAGGCTCTTTCAGATTTATTTTCATTGTTATAAGCCCCCGATTTGCTTCATTTACTTTTGCAAGTGCTTTACTTTCCGCATCCGCTGCATTCTCAGCCGTTTCATTGATATACAAAAGCCTTTCATTAGTACCGACATTAACCGTATATGTTTCATTCTTCTTTGCATTTGTATAAGAGAATACAGCACCGGTATAAGTACCGACCACGGACGAGGTATATTCCCAGTCTGAACACATGGACGGATTTATACTATAGACCGCAGCCTTATCCTCATACTTATCTTCACTATATATAATTATTTTTGATGAATATACCTTCATCTTAAGCGAATAATCACCTGCTACTTTGGAAAGAAAAGCTGCATCCGTTTCATTACTTTGTTCTATTTTTTCAATAACCTTACTGTCATCACCATCAAATTCTAATTGTATTCCGGCAGCCGTTGCTATTTCTGTAGCAATCTGTTTTGCAGTTACCGATTGCCAAGTTTTACTTTTAGTCTGAACTCTAAATCCGTCATTAATTGGCGTACTTGTTGCATTTATAGTACATGTTAAAGGCTTAGAACTTATTGAAAAATCATCAACTACAAACTCGCCACAATTAAAAGCAGCTGCTCCACCTTTATATTTAGTTATTTGGACTTGTATTTTATCGTTCATTTTAGGTAGCCAGCCATTTTGCCATCTTTTATCTATATTATCTATAGTAAGACTTATTGCATCGGAGTTACCGCCCGACTCATCAGTATACGAAAAACTTTCTATATTACCTATTTTATTAGCATTATGCCCTTCATAAGTAATAGAAAGCTCTGTTCTTCTTATATCATCCATATACATTCCTTACATAAAAAAGCAAGGGGTTAACCCTTGCCTTTTTACTTGCTAAGTTCTTCCTTTCTGGTCTTTGCTATTTCAAGCAATTCTTCAATATCTTCAAGCGTTGCTTGCTTTTTTAAGAAACTCCTTGTAGTCGACCTATTCCTTAAATACCTTGTATGTTCCCTGTTTTTTTCTTGCCATTTTTTATTTGCTATTGTTTGTTTTTCCATATTTAACAATCTCCTTTATTGTTTTTATAAGTAATAATATAGCAGCTGATCCAACCAATACACAAGTTGCTACATTCCATTTACTTACATAAGCAATAAGCAATGAAATCATTAAAAACAATTCATAAAATCCTATTTTCATACTTTTTATTATAGGCTATAATATAAGGGGAGGAAGGGCGACCTCCCCTTAGTTCTAACTGAGGGCTTTTATAAGCTCGGCTACCGCTGTAATTAAAGCTGCGAGGGCGAGTGCTGCTTTAATTATTAACTCTGCCAGTTTATAAGGCTCTCTGTTATTTCTTCTAGCCATTTTTTACCTCCTTTCTAAATACTATTATATACTATCGATAGTATAAAGTCAAGAGTTTTTTTATTTTTTTTATATTTATTTTCTCCAATACGGAATTGATACACCTGTAGTTACTTCTTGCTGAGGACAAACTATTTGTTCACCACCTCCAAAAACAAATATATGAAGCAGTTTAGGATTGTTTTCCATAAGCAGTTGTGCTTTTAGCTCATCATTGTATACAGCCTTAGCAACTATATCCCATGTGTCACCTTGTTTTGCTTTATAAATCTTATCCATATACCAACCCCTTAATTTGCAAATCCCAAACGGCTATTCTTTTTAACAAGCTGTTTATACATCTCTTCAAACTCCCTAAGACTCATCCTGTTGGCTTCCACAATATCATCCTTTGATGAAGTACCTCCGTTGAAATTCAGAACAGGTGCAAAGTTTATACTTGAACCTTCAGAACCGCTACTATCCTCAAGCTTACTCAAGCTTGTTTCGGCTCTTGACCTTCCATCAAAAACTCCTAACAGTTCACCTGTTTTCTTCCACAAATCAATACTTCTCTGAGAACCATCAATCGGTATAGCTGCTTCCGGACCGTCCTCTGCAAAAGTTGCGAGGGTTGGATTTTGAATTATTCCACCTGTAGCAAATCCCGGAAGTCCCTTATTATTCAGCTTATTAAATTCCTTGTTAATAGCATCCGCCCTACCCTGGGTACTCAAAACATTTCTTACAGCTGAATTATCAACTGAATTAGTAGCAGTTTTTAAATTAAGCATGGCTGTAACATTAAAAGGTGTTGAAAAAGCTTTATCTATAATAGCCTGCATAGCTGTTCGCACTTCTCTTGAGACACTTTGATTAGCTTTAGCTGCAACACTTATAGCATCAAAAGCTGTACCCATGTAACCGTTAGCCACCTCCTTCAAATCCGCTGCTAATTCTGGATCAGACGCACCTTTAGACACCTCTTGTTGTATTAAGTACCACATAGCCATTTTGTCACCTGCCATAGCTCCAATTGTTGCACTATCTGACAATCCTTTTGCTATTTCAGCCGGGATCTCTTTCCCCATTTCCATGTAATTTTTCTTAGTATCTGCAAGCTCTTTATAAAAGTCATCCTGCATACTTTCCCAAAAGGCTGACATTGCTTGCGTAGTTTCATTATCATATAAAAACATACCTTGCACAACTTCACCGAGATCTCCACGATAACTAGCTACAGCTTCTTGCATTTGTTGATAGTAAGCACCAACCTCGGAAGAATAGTTTTCTAAAACTGCATTATTGATATACTCATTTCTTTCAGCTCTCGTTAGCGCCATCTTCTCTCTGTAAGATTCATATATCGCATTACTCTGTTCTTCAAGCTGTTTTTGAGTAATAGTTCCTTCCTCTAACTGACTATGTAAAGAAGCAATTAGATTAGTTACAACTTCTCGTGCCTGTTCGTCTCTTTCAGCAATGAAATTATCTGTTTGCTTCATTACGTCCAGTAAAGAATCCGGAGTTAATTCTGACAAGTTGGTAGCCATGTCAAGCTTTGCACTGTACTCTGATGCCGCCAGCTTGTCTTGTATCTCAGCCATTTGCCTTTGAAATTTTGCTATCTCTTCAGCTTCATGAACTTCTAAAATACCATCACTAAAAGCCTCATTAACAGCTTGATTCAATCGTTGTCCTGCTTCTGTCAATTCGTTGTAATTATTATTATAAAAGTTATCGAACTGACTTTTTATTTCACTCTTAGAGCTCTCATCACTTATTAAGAAGTCAATGCCTAAATTCATTGCATTATGCTCACTAATAAGTGCGTCCTGCGCATTTGCTATAAAACTTGAAACTGAATCTAAGTACTCCTGCTTATCCCTATTGTTAAGATCTATACCTATACTTACTTTCCAATTTAATTTATCAAGTTTTGTAGCTGAACTATTAAACTCGCTAATAAAATTCTTTGTTTCATCAAATGCAGCCACGGCTGTGTCTAATGCGTCAAAAGTTCCATTATCAACTATATGCCTTGCCACTTCATCTACTTCTTTTAAACTTAAAGACAGATTCCCAAAATGCTTGTCAAGACTCCTCTTGCCTATTTCTGCTTGTGAAGCTTTGTAAGCATGAGTAAGAGCTGCTATCGCACCTACTGCCAAGGTGGCACCTACAACAACCCCTGTAACAGGATTAGTGAATGCTGCACCTATTGACATAATACTTTGTGCAAACTTAAAACCTGTGCTTGCAACTTTGTATGTCATCATGGCACTGCCTATTCCAATCAAGACAGATGATATAGCTGTTGGATTAGCCAAACACCATGCCCCTAAATCAAGTAACGGCTTTGCAAAGTTCAAAACCGCTTCACCTGTTTCTAGCAGTACTCTTCTTGCTGTGGGAAGCCCTGTAACAATCGCATTGGATATATCTTTTATGACTCCGCTGCTTTTAAACCATTGTGTTGTTTGCTGCACTATCTCCGTAAAGCCTTGAGTAGCCTCTCGCATAACAGGCTTTAAGTCCTCATAAATCTTTATACCTGCACCTTCCAAGGCGCTGCCGGCAAGTGTCATATCTCCTGCCAAATTGTTAAGTCTTGTATCTGCCATTCGTTCAGCTGCACCATTTGCATTTTCTATTGAATTATAAAGCTTTTGATAGTCTGCATCTGATGCCTGAACTATAGCAAGCAATCCAGACATGGCAGTTGTTCCTGCAATCTGTTCAGCATTCCAAGCCGCTTCCTGTTCACTCATTCCTGCAAAAGCCACTCGCATGTCGTCGATAATAGACTTAAAAGATCTCATATTTCCATCCGCATCCGCTGTAGCAATTGTTATATCCCCTATTGCTTTAGAAGATATTTCAATCCCCTGTGAGGTTCGATTCATAATCTTTCTAAGAGCCGTACCGGCTTGACTTGCTTTAATACCGGAATTTGCCATTAGACCGATAGCTGTTGCAGTATCCTCTATGCTGTACCCTAAAGCACCTGCCACGGGTGCGACATACTTAAAAGTTTCACCCATCATACCGACATTTGTATTTGCATTTGAAGAGGCAGCGGCTAACACATCCGCAAAGTGCGTACTGTCTTCAGCACTAAGCTTGAAAGCCGTAAGTGCATCAGTAACTATATCAGAAACAGAACCTAGTTCCTCCCCCGATGCTGCTGCAAGGTTCATGATACCTTCAACACCACTTAGCATGTCTTGAGTCTTCCAACCAGCCATAGCCATATACTCCATAGCTTTACCTGCCTCAGTAGCTGAAAAGACGGTATTTATACCCATCTCTTTCGCCTTATCACTTAATAATTGCATATCTTGAGTACTTGCAGTTGATATAGCCTGAACCGTTGACATTTGCTTTTCAAAATCCATGCCGACCTTGGTAGATGCTGCAACTACCGCACCAGTTGCAATGGCAGCAGCTTTAGCAGCAATCGCCACAGCATCAAATACTTTCTTTGCTGTTCGTTCAACTGCTGCAAAGCCTTTGTCCATATCAGCAAAACCTGCACTAAATTGTGACCTCATTGCCATATTTGCCTTTACTACTGCCTGTTGCATGGTTGCAAGTTCTTTTTTAGTCATTCCAGTAGCAGCTCTAAGAGATGCATCCGCCTTACCTGCTATCTTTATAGCCATTTCATATTCTTTTCTGTTTGCCAAGATCCAGCACCTCCTCTACTACTTCATTGATATCAAAAATAGACAGGTTCAACCAAAAGTCGTAACCTGTCTTTAATTCCATTGCTAACTTTAAGCATATTCTTCTATATGTCTTACCATCCGTTACCCTTAATCCCTTGAGTAGAAAAAACCGGACACAAGGTTCTTAAGCCTTACAGCCTCTTTTGCAGGCAAATTATAGAAGAACTCTATAGGCTTGCCTGTTACCCTGTGAGCAATAAGACAAGCATAATTCATTGATAGCTCAGGAGTACTTGTCAGCTCTCCGCTTCTGCTTATTACCTTTTGAGCTTCGATCATATCTGCTGCTTTTACGTCCTCGAGACCTGAAAGATCTATACTTTCATAACTTTCACCCTCATACAAATAAGGTTTGTAAAAATTAATTGTGTAATTTTTATCGTTATCCATAAGTTCAATATCTGCACTTTCTGCCATATCTAAAGCCTTTTTCTTTTCACTCATAATTATGTCAAACTCCTTACTTTATTCATTACATCTACCCCATTCACAACAAATTTTGAATTAAATTTATCATGCTCAAGCTTTACCTTGCCGTCAACCTCTATCAGTATATAACTAACAGACAGTGTAACTGAAGAATTCATTGCATCAGCCACTTTAATTGACCCCGGTGAAAACGACTTAAGATAACCTCTTACAACTACTCTCATACCCAAATAACTAATCGCTCCTGTACTTGTATCAGTTACTTGAATTGAACCTCTTAGTGATAGATTTACCTGTTCTTTAGGATCCATAACAGCAAACATATCATCAGTTAAAGTCCTAAAGGGAACTTGAAAATCCATATTTTCTAGAAAACCAACAATCGGCACATCAATCGATCCCGCAATACCAGCTCCGGTGATTGATGTTGTCATGGTACTAAAATCAGGTAGTGTCACTTCATCTGCTACACCTATAAGTTTTTGCCCATTTTTATAAACATTAAAACCATTTATCGTTGTCGGATAGCCTTTTTCCATTATTCGCCACCTCCTATTGCACTTTCAATCATTCTAGGATCGAATGAAAAAATATTTTCTATATACTGACCTGGTGTGTAAGGTGCTATTTTTTCTTTGAATTTAATTTCTCCGGCAAGTATCTGACTAACTGGATTGTCCTCCGGATCAAATTCAAATCTAGCTCCTGCAAGCTTATCATCAGCCACTAAAGCATTTCCCGTAATATTTTCATTATCAATAAAAGACTCAACCATCTTGTAATTCGCCGGCTCATCAACTCTATCAAGGAACCTTGTTATAAATCCGTTTTCATACCAGTTAAACATTCTGCGAACACTTATCCATCTGTCCTTTGGATCAACAGTGCTCGGATATGCTGCCGTCTCATTTCCCCACAGCCTCAAGCCCACTTGATTTATAATAGTAACCACACCTTCAGCATTAATTGCGTTGCCTTCAATTTCATCAAACATAACTTCTGTACCATCTGCAAGGCACGCACTATCAATAGCAACTACCTTGTTAGATATTGATCTGACAGGGACATCACTATTATCAATGTCAAGCCTAGCACACAAAGCACCTGCAACTGCTGATAAAGCAACTACTTTACCTCGTGTCTTTGCAGCAGGATACAAGCAGATAGCGTACTTAGAAGTAACCCCCATCTGCTCTTTAGTTCTTCCTACATCTGTATATTTAGCAGCTGTAACGGTAGATATATCAATAAGACACATGCTTCTGAACTTGCCGTTTATCTTCTCACACTTCCCTTGAAGTGCAGCAGCTACCGTCTTATCATGAGACCAACCCGGAGCAAGTAATAGTCCCGGTACAATGCCAAAAGTTGGAAATACTCTTCTTACAAGCTCAATACCTGTTTCTTTTCCATGAACTGCATCATAACCGCCTACAATATCCGCAACTGTAACAGCTGCCGGATTTATCTTATCTGCTGTTATCTTAAGTTCTGTACTGCTGTCATGAGCTGATCCTGGGATTAAAGTAATAACTACTGTGCCATCTTCTTTGAAAAATGCTAAATAATCAGTATTATTTGCTAATGTATTACTTCCGGATTTCACTACTAAAGTATCAAGTAATACATCCTTTTCATTCAGCTCAGCTTTTTTATTTACAACATTTACAGTCTTTTCCGACATAGACACCTTATGCTTTGCCGGATCTAACACATTTATAAAAACAACCGGAGCAACCCCTAACACTCTAAAACTCATGTGCATTGACTGACATAAAGTATAGTCCTTATAGTTCTCTGAAAAACCTAACTCATTCTTTACACTATCAAAATCTCTACAAAGAATAAGTTTATTTGTTATATTTCTCGGATTTTTAGCAAGATTGACAGGTGCCGTTCCGACTACTACCTGAAGCCCCGCATATCCCATAGCAGGCTGTTCAAGTTGCGTATCAGTTTCAAACACCCTTATCCCATGCTTATATTCTGCCATTTTCTAACTCCTCCTCTATTTTTTTGTGTAACAAAGATAAAGCACTTGTCGGATTCCTCAGCTCAGCAAGTGCTTGTGAATATTCTGAAAGCGGCTTTATCATTGTCGCTAATATCGGCAATGTATCGCATTTATTTTTTAATACTTCCGTTATCCCATTATTAAATACTGTATTTGCTACTACAATATTCTGTATAGTGGGTCCCACATATACAACTGACTCTTGTTCTAAACTTCTAGCCACCTGTATAGTAGTCGTTTCTTCCTGCATGATATCTTCAGGTTTTATATCTTTTTCTAAAGGTTCTTTCTTACTCATTAAGTAAACCTGTCCTCTCTTTGTATTTGTCTGGCTTTCCAAGTAGTATCCATACCACCGAAAGCATAATGATAAGGCGACTCATCATCAATCCCCCAATCTATGTCGCTTGCAAGTGCAAAATGCTTTGTATGCGGTCTTTCTATAAGCCTTTGTTTTATTCTCTGCATACAAGTAAGCAAATCCTTGTTAGCACTCCCGGACTTGCTTAAATTTTTAACCCCTATAAGAATTAATATTCTCACGCTTTCAGGATTATTTGTACGTCCATCAAGTGAAGTTCTTCCACTTAAAATTCTTACAATGGTATAAGGCACAGGCACATTATCTGTATCCGTTGCCTTTAGCGGAATATCCTGGGCATAAACCTGCATCAAGACCTTATTTCCTTCTTTGTTTTCAAAATACAAATCTTTAACTTCTTCCTTAATCACTTCTATAAGCTCATCTTGTAAAGCTGAAGGCGTTAATCCTTCCATTAACTCGCCCCCTTTGTCAATAGTTTAGCTACTTCTTTTGATATGTTCTCTTGCAGCAATTCATCTACTTTACTTCTCGGATACCCATATTCACCACCAAGCATTGACGGAACAGATACAGAATACAAAGACTTCAACCTTTGATTATGTTTTGTAACCTTTCCACTTCTACTCCGCCTTGACTTAATTATTCCACCGCTATCTCTTTGAACAACTGCCGTATGTCCACTTGAAAAAGTTGATATAAAGGCTTTTGCATCTCCTTTTACCAGCTTTTCAAGTTTACTTGACTTAAGAACTTTTGCTTTAAGAACTTTTCCGGATTTCCCTGTCACCTTAAAGTCAATCAAGTCATTAGCACTGCCCCTAGAACTTATTATTGCTTCTAAGTTTCCTACTGTAGCCTTTTTTAACTCCATTTTTTCTTTCAATGTACTTACATTAAACTTACCAACATAAGCCTTTGCAGTTGTTCTAGCAATCATTAACAGTGCTTTTTTTGCAGTGTCATTGATTGCTTTTCTCAAAACCTTATTGCTGTTTTTAGAAGTGTTTTCTAAAACTTTATTTATTCTTGAAATATCGCTCTGAGATACAGTTATACGTATCAATGATCATACACCTCCAAACTTATCGAATATATGCCCATTTCATCAACTGAGTCAATAACTATATATTCCTCATTATCAAAAGTCATCAGCCTGCCTACATGGGGCAGACAACTTAAATCGTCCGCCCTTATGTAAAACATTAGATTTTTCCTATAAACACCATCTACATATTTATCAGTACGCCCTTTTTCTCTTT